TAGGGATTCTAAAAAACTTTATAGAGATTCTTCTATTATATTTGCTAGAGCTATACACACTTTCAGAGAGAGCGGTAACAAAGACATACGTGCGTTAGAGATAGCTTTGGATGAAGTAGTTTTCATAAGACAGCTAAATCAAAAAGTCATAGACCCGTTGGATACGTTGATGGGGAGAGGTTTACAATCTAGTAGGCAGGACGCTGCTAAATACAACTACCAATCGGTGCTGAGTGAAAGAGCTGGAGCAGAAAGCGATGCATGGTCTGATGTTGAAAGGTCGCTTAGACAAGCTCTTGAGAACGAAGCTGACGTTGATTTATTTAAAAACGTAAAGACTGCTTTAGATGTTAGACCTAAGTTTAAACGATTAGGACAAGAACTCGATAGGCAAGCCACAGCAGATTACAAGAAAAAGTTAAGGGAAGCTACTGAAAAAGAACCGAAAGAGATACCACAAGAAGTTATAATATCTAAGTTACAAAAGAAACTAAGAGAAGCACAGGAAGAATTTGCAGGATTAAGACCAGAGGCTGAGGCTAAAAAGGGACGTGAGAAGTCCGAAGAAGAACTAGATATAGAGAATCGACTGAAGTTTTATGCGACAGGTAAGCGAGAAGCTAAACAGATAGCACAAGAGGAAGCCAAGCTAGAAACATATTTAGAGTTACTTGAAGAGGGCGACTTAACTAAGATTAGACAGGAAGTTGGACCTGCTCCTGATTGGACAAATAAAAGAGAAGTTGGTTCGTATCTAGCTAAGATCAGACAGGTAAATAACAGGACTAAAAAGTTACTACAACAACAGGTAATAGAATCTGATATATCTCTGCAAGACCCTAACAAGGTAGCTAAAGCACAGGCTAAAGAAAAAGCACGATTAGAAAAGCGTCTTAAAGAACTTCAAAAAAGGTTTGGCGATATAAATAAGATTCGTCCTAAAGATAAACCGAAGAAAGCTGAAGCTGACGCTGAGATAGCCGATTTAAAAGCAAGGATAAAGTCCCACGAAGAAATGGGGCGTGATGCGTTACAATTAGAAGCTGCCTTAAAAGAAAGAGCTAGACTTCTTAAAGTTGAAACAGGTCCGCTAGGAGCACAGAGAGCTGAGGTAACAAAAGTTAAAGCACCTGCTAAAGTACCGGGTGAGCTAGAGAAGGTTAATAAAGAAATCGCTTTCCTCAGAAGTAATATGCGTAAGCGTGTTGATGAAATTGACCGTGCTAGACTAGAAATGTCTGAAGATTTTCAAGAGGCTAAGATGTTCGAGTCCATACGTAAACGAAGAGCTATTGCACAAAAACGTTTAGACGAAAGAAGAGAACGGTTTGCTGATGACGACGATTTAGACAGAAGAGCAGCTGAGAGAGCAGGTAGAAAGATAGAAGAAACTGATCCTGTACTGTTAGAGACGCAAGAACAGATTAAGTTCTACGACGAACTAGAGGCAGAGGCTCTTAAAAAGAAACAACTTAAAGAGGAATTAGCTAGAAGGGCTGAGATGGAAGGTAGAGCTATAGTGTCGGAAATGAGAGCACACTTAGCACCCAAACCTAAAGGTCCGCAGAAAATCAGGAGTACGGATAAAATCAGACAAGAGATACGAGACTCTGATAAACGTATGCTTGATAAATTAAAAGATATAGACGCTGCTGAAGATTCTTTTAGGGTAGAGCGGATATATGAAGCGGTTCGTAATCAAGCAGTAAAATCAGCACAGCGAGATGTTGAAACTAAGGTGTCACGATTCATTAGGGAGTGGGGCAACCACAGGGTTTATGCTATGATATGGCAGACCAGTTCTGTATTAGCCAGTGCTTTAGGAGGTATCGCTAGTAGTTTTAAACAGCTAGTCAAACTAGGAGCAGAACCTATAGCTGACTTAATGACTACCAGAAACTACAGGGGCACTCAAATAAAAGCACTGCAAGTATTAAAAGCTAACGCTCATGGTTTAGCAGAAGGGTTTAGGAATTGGAAAGGAACTGGAAGGGCTGTAGCTAGGACCGCAAAGAATTTACAAGGAGCAACAGGAGGTGAAGGGCTAAATAGATTAACTGGTGATGTTTCCCTTGGTGATCCTATCCGCTTGTTAGACATAGCAGAAGCCCAAGCTAAACGAAAAAGGCTTAGAGGAGAAGACGTACAGGGTGTTCAACATATACTGGCAAGACTTCCTATTCATACAATTTTTAGTGAGATATTAAAGCTTCCGTTGCGTGGTATCATGTCCGTAGATCAGTTATTTAAAAGACAACTATTACGCGCTGAAAATATGTCGGAATCTTGGAAGGATGCGTTTGATGCTATACCTGATGACCCTGAGAAAGCAGCGGAATTAGCAGCGGAATTGTACAGACAGAAATGGACTAGAGATCAAGGAATCGAAGTACTAAGTCAAGACGGAGTAAATTCTACCGCAACGGATACAATTAATAAAGAACTACTGTTTGATTCAAATGTAGCTAACCTAGACGCAAGCGAAATAGCACGTCCAATATCTGACAAGATTTTAGATTTTGTTAAAGAAATTAGAAGGCTAAAAGATAATCCTGCAATGGGTGCTCTTATACATTTACTCGCCCCTATATTAACTGTAGTAGCTAGAGGTGCTGGACGATCAATACGTGTCGGTGTTCCGTTAATACCAGCAGGACAAGCCATAAGAAACCCTTACAATAATAAAATAAAAACAGTTAGAGATAAGATAAGAGACAAAGATAATTACATAGCTCACGAAGAAACAACACCACAAAGACGACAAGAGTTGCAGAAAGAAAAAGAGGAATTGGAACAGAAGGTAAGAGAATTAAAAGGAAGACGCATTGCTTACCACAGAGACGCTATAACAGACACATTACTTGGTAGCGGTATGATGGCACTTGGATATGGGATGGGTTCTGCAGGTGTGGCGATAGGTACGACTGCTTGGATGACACCTGAGCAACGTAAGAAGTTTCAACATAAAAACCCTAAAGCCAAAGAAAACACAATACAAGGATGGGGATATAGAGAATTTTTTCCTTTATCAATAGCCTTCGCAATAGGAGCAGATTGGGCTATGTACGATACAATGAAAGAATTTACGGATGAGGATGGGAAGCCTATTTTAACAAAAGAACAGTCTCGTTTGAATTTGGTGATTAGGTCAATAACAGAGTTATTTAAAGAAGTACCAATTGCAGGAGGTATTAAGGCTATTGAAAGAATACAAAGCGGAGACGACGACAATATAAATGCAGTGTTAGCTGATTGGTTGGGTTCTTTTGGGTTAGTGCCATCTCAAGTAAATAAAGTGCTTAAACTATATTTTGAAAAAGGTAGCGTAGAGGAGCTTAAGGGTGGTTCTTTTTCTGATAGAGTGGCTTATCGAGCGGTCGGTAATAATCCGACTGGTAATAAAAAGACAGACCATTTTGGGTACGATTTACCTTCTCCTAAGACTTGGTTAAATACTTTTATAAGATGGGCACCTGAGAGAAGCGAGGCTTTAAATGCTTTTGATGAAATATATAAAAAAGATATAGAAGGAGACGGACAATTAGTTAAACCTCCATCACAGTTTCCTACTCTAAGCGGTATCAATATGTATGATTTTGTTGATAACAACGGTGTTTCTTTACACTACAGGTTTAATTTGGAACTAAGAAAACTGAAGATAGATAAAGATATACTAGAAACCGTTAAAGACAGGGATTGGAGGAAGAAATGGAAAGAGGGTTCTAAAAGGCGAAAGGGAACAGCAGATGAGCTGTCAGTATCGAATCCAGCTTTGGTGGCATTAAATAAGAAGTTAAACAGAGCCTACAATAAGACCGCTAAAAGTATGCTGAAAGATACAGCTTTGTTAAATGAGTTTGTAAGCGATGAGGAAAACAAAGAAGGCACTGTTGCTTACGATAGGTATGGTCCTTATAAAACTTTAAGACAAGTAATAGAACAAGCTACAGACTCCTCTGTCCATACGGGTGAACCTATATCTTTTGAAGAGATTTTAATGAAAAAAGATTTAGATGAACTTATAGAAGCTAACCCTCAAATACGAATCAGTGACTAAGTGCTTGAACTCCTCGCTCAATAAGTAATAATATAATATTAATCATGGCTACCTTCAATGACTATACGGCAACAGCATCACAGACTGATTTTGTTTTTTCTTTTCCTTACTTAGAAGACGAGCACGTAACGGTCGAGATAAACGGTGTTACTACTACTGAGTTTACTATAGTGACTTCTCCTGCTCAAAAAGTAGTATTAAACATTGGAGCTACAGCAGGAGACGTTGTTAGAGTAAGACGTAAGAGTCAACCTGATACGAACCTTGTGGATTTTGTTAATGGTTCTGTGCTGACGGAATCGGAGTTAGACAGAGCTTATCAGCATAACCGTTTTTTAGTCGAAGAGGTTGTAGAGTTAAACGATGCTTCCTTACAGAAAGAAGCGGGTGGTACTGATTGGAACGCAGGTGGAAGTAAGATAAAGAACTTAGGTACACCAACTCTTACTACTGATGCTTCTACTAAAAACTATGTAGATGCTAAAGTAAACCAAGTATCCAGTGGTGCTTCTAATCCTCCTACTAAGTGGGTGTTTACAGGAACAGCAGGAGCTAACACTACATACAGTGTAACAGGAGCTGAGGTATTAGGAGACACGGCATATGATGTTAGTATTAACGGAGCGGTTAAAGAACCTACCACTGACTTCACTGTAGACCCTGATACCGATACCCTTACCATCGTTTCTACTCTTAGCGGTAGTGAAGACATTGTAGTCATTGAAAGAGGGTTTGGTCTTGCTATTAGTACAGGTGCTGTAGGCGAAGCTCAGTTGATAGATAACGCAGTAACTTACGCTAAGATGCAAGACGCTGCTGCTGATAACATAATTTTAGGAAACGACAACGGAGCAGGTTCAGACTTACAGGAACTCACGGCAGCAGAAGTTCGTACTATATTAAATGTAGAAGACGCAGCTAATAATTACTCTCATCCTAATCACACAGGTGATGTCACCTCTACAGGAGATGGCGCTACAGTCATAGCAAACAACGCAGTAACATCTGCTAAGATCAGTGATGCTGACTCTAACTTTAGTGTGCAGACAAACGGAGACGTAGGTATCGGTAACAATGCTCCTAATAAATTTAAAGGTCTTTTCGGTGGTCCTAATGCTTTGACTGTAGGTGGATCAGTGAATGGGATGCTTGAGGCGGTTGGTCCTTGTGCTGTTTACACTAACTTCTATACAGGCATAGGAGGGCTTCAATTCTTAAACCTATCAAACAGTGATACCAGTGGTACTTTTACCGCTAATTCAATTTTTGCAGGAGGTATTTTCGGGCAAGCTATATCCGACACAACTGGGACCAACCCTAATCAAAACGCAGGAGGAACACTTAGGTTCTACACGAAACCTGTCAACGGGGTTGCGAAAGAAGTAATGAAGATTAGTTCCGACGGTCATGTGGGTATTGGCACAGGAAATGTACCTGGAGATGTTGAACCCGCTGCACCTTTAGAAGTAAAGTCTACAACAGGAGGAGTAATTTTACCACGCTTAACTACCACTGAAATGAATGCTGTGTCCTCACCTACCAACGGAGAAATGATATACAATACTACTTTAAATAAATTCTACGGATACGCTAACGGAGTTTGGGTAGCTTTACATTAATAACAAATGACTGAATCACTTTCCCACTTCTTAGATACTGCTCTTGGCGTAATACTTGCCGTGATTGGTTGGATGATAAAGAAACTGTCGGATCGCTTAGAGAACGACGAGAAACGCCTGACTAAGATAGAGGTTGAGTTAGCAGCACAAAGTGAAAGAGATACTGCTGTTGAGAACCGTATGAGTGGATTAGAGACTACTGTTAAAGAAATCAATAGTAAGTTAGATAGAATGATGGAGATATTAATTAAACGATAATGAGCTTATATAAAAACATGAACAGACGGAAGAAGCTAGGGATTAGCCGTAGCAAGAAGAAGTCTACCGTTACACCTCAAGCATACGCTAACATGAAGCGTGGGTTCCCTAAGAAGAAGAAGAAGTAAAGTGGGTGTATCGCTGTCAATAGGTAGAGGCGAGAAGAGTCGCAAAGGTGGACTCACTGCAAAGGGTAGACGGAAGTATAACAGAGCTACTGGTTCTAAACTTAAAGCTCCTCAGCCTGGTGGTGGTCCTCGTAAGCGTTCTTTCTGTGCTCGTATGAGTGGTAATAAAGGACCGATGAAAGACAGTAAAGGTAGACCTACTCGTAAAGCTTTAGCCCTTAGACGTTGGAAATGTTAGATGGCTAGACCTGCTAGAAGACCTGTAGTTCGTCCTAATCCGTTGTCGTTTCAACAGCGTACTATTTCTGCTGTGTCGTCTGCTGTTGCTACTGAGAACAAAGAGAAAGCTGACAATCTACAATCTAAAGTTACTTCACTGGAGAGCGATCCGTTTTTCGTTACGATTGACGGAGGTAGCCCTGTATTAGACGAAACTGATATATTTGACGGAGGACAAGCTGATGCCTAGTTTTACTAAACGTATACAATTAAGAAGAGGAACTGCTTCGGAATGGAGTAGTGAGAACCCTGTGTTGTTAGAAGGAGAAGTAGCTATTGAGCTAGATGCAGGTCGTAATCGTATCAAGATAGGTGACGGTACTTCTGCTTGGAATGACCTTCCTTACTTCCTAGATGCACGTGAAGAAGAGGTAGGAGACCACGACGAGTTTCTTGAAGGCTTGACAGGTGATCCGTAAACCACTAACAAGTGTCGGATTTAAACACCTAAATGAAAAGAAAATATGAGCGTATGGTATCTAATGGGACAAAGTGTCAGAAATTTATTAATCTCTCTTACGAGTACTAGCAAAGCAATCCTGGATACTGAAAGTAATATCCAAGCAAGAACAGGCGATGATTTAGGAACGATGGCTTATGCTACGGACACTAATAAATTGTATGTATTTACTGACTCAGGTTGGCAAGCCGCTCAATAGTTTTGACATCTTATAAACACTAACATAAATATAAAACACTAATGGCAAACATACTTCAACAAATCGGAACAACCGTTAAGTCGAAGCTGGATGACAAGGTAGATAAATCGGATGCAGTTACAGACTTCTTAAAGTCTATACTAGGTTTTCCTGAAGACACCGTTTCACCAGAAGTAGACACGGCAGCAAATATAACGGCTAGAACTAGCGACGACCAAGGTACTATTATGTACGGTAGCGATACCTACGACTTATATGTCTTTGACGGAAGCAACTGGCAGGTCTACAACAACAGCTAAAAATAAAACACAATGAGTGATATTACATTAATTGATGATAGCGAGCAGTCTTCGCTAGTAACTAATGGGATCGTCAAGAATGGCGAACTCTATTTAAAGAAAGCAGGGAGTACCAGTGCTGGTGCTATTGTTGTTTATGATAACGGAGTGTGGAGAACGTTTGCTAATGAAGCAGTAAGTTTTAGTAACGACTACAGCGTAGAGCTAGATGGTACTAACGAAGGATTTTTCTTACCTACTAATATAAATGCTCCTAGTACAGGTAACAGACTAGGCATCACAGGTACTTCGCATACGATTTGTTTTTGGACTAAATTTGATACTCCATCGAGTGTAGGGCAGCACCTTATCTTCTATAATTTTAGCGTCGGAGTGCGGATTAGAGCGGCTAGTGACGGATATAACCCATCAGGTTTCCGTTTTAGAACTTCAGGGCAGTCTGGGAATGGCTTAGTTGTATCTTCTTCTACTGTTGCTGATAGATGGTACTTTCTTGCAATGGTTTGTGATGGAACTAGCCACACCTTCTATGTGAAATCAGATTCAGATGATGTGTCGGGATCAGTTACAGCATCAAGTTTTACACCCATTGGTTATGCTTCTGCAAACCCTCCTTTAAACATTCACTACGATGAATTTGCTACATTTAACAGTGCCTTATCAGCATCTGATATAAGCAACATTTATAACAGCGGCGCGCCTGGTGATTTATCAGGGTACGCTTCTTTAGCAGGTCATTGGAGAATGGGTGATTCTGACGGAGGTACAGGAGCAACGATTACCGATGAGCAGGGAGGTGAAAACATTATATTGGTTAACGGTGCAAGTGTTGTATCTGATGTTCCTTCTTAATAAAATTAATAACTATGAGAAATAGACAATATGTAATTCTAACTGCTGATGAAGTAAGTACCGTCAACTTTGACGATGTACTTGAAACTTCAGTAGACACACTAAGGTACAATGTAGCGGGGGATGAAACCTTTGTTAAATATGAAGGGGCTAAACCTCGTTGCTTGTACGGTAAAGACACTCTCAGCCACTCAGCTATGCTTACGGTATTAGCAGACGAAGCTTGGACACAACCTATGGAGGAAGAATAAGACATCATGGCTAAATTAAATACAGTCACATCAGGAACCCGTCCCGCGTCGCCAGCTGCTGGTGAAACATACTTTGAGACGGACACTAATAAAGTTATCATTTGGGACGGGTCTGCTTGGACGGAGCTTGTTTCCGACGGTACTGCTTAATTTTAACATCAACAACAATAACAACTATAGTTAAATACTAATATGCCAGATACATCATCTATATTCTATCAAATCGGTCAATCGACCAAGAGTGCTATTGCAGTAGAAGAAACACGTGCGTTAGCTGCCGAAGCTACACTTCAGTCGAATATCGACTCCGAAGCTTCCAGTCGTGCAAGTGCTGATACTACCCTGCAATCTAACATCACTGCTGAGGCTTCAAGCCGAGCATCTGCTGACAGTACCTTACAAGGTAACATCGACTCAGAAGCAAGCAGCAGAACATCCGCTGACTCCGCTATCCAATCCGAACTTGACGCTACTCAAAGTGGTGCTGGTCTAGGTGTTGGTGGTTCGTACTCAGCTAATGCTTCTACTAACTACATTACTTCTGTAAGTACGTTGGTTGGTGCTGATGAAGCTCTTGACGGACAGATCAAAACTAACGCTGACGCTATCTCTTCTGAAGCAAGTACTCGTGCATCTGCCGATACAACTCTTCAGTCGAACATTACTAGTGAAGCTTCTTCAAGAGCCAGTGCTGACACAACTCTACAGAGCAACATTGATTCTGAAGAGACTGCACGTCAAGCTGCTGATTCTACTCTTCAAACTAACATTGACGACGAAGAAACTGCCAGGACTTCTGCTGATACGACTTTACAGTCCAATATCGACGCTGAAGAAACTGCTCGTATTGCTGCTGTTAGTGGTGAAGCTACTGCTAGAGCGTCTGCTGACACGACTCTTCAATCGAATATCACTTCTGAAGCTTCAACTGCTCGTGCAGCTGAGTCCGCTCTTGATGTTGCTAAAGCTAACCTTAGTGGTGCTTCCTTCACAGGAGACGTAAGTGGAACCAATCTTGTACTTAGCGGTAACTTAACCGTTCAAGGCACGACTACTTCCCTTGAAACCACCAACTCCCAAGTTAAAGATGCTATCATGCTTCTCAATGACGGAGCTGGTTCAGGTGCTAACAACGGTAACGACGCTGGGTTTATCATTGAGCGTGGTTCTTCCGACGACGGAAACATCGCTGCTGTATACGACGAAGGTGAAGATAAGTTCGCTTTCTACAAAACTTCAGCTGGTGCTACTTCTACTGACATCAGTGGAGACGACGGAAGTGCTTCTTTGATCGACGTTAAAGCTAACGACGTTGTTCTTGGAGACGGAAACAATCTTGGATCATTGGCTGACTTTACAGCTGCAATGGCCTAACACCAGTTTGCTATATGAGTTCGAAAAGTAAGAAGAAGGATACAGTCGCTTTAACTTTTCGTCTCGCAAGCTCGCAAAAGAAGGAGGTAGCTAAGGTCGCCAATACGCTCGGCCTTAGCTCCTCCGCTCTTCTGCAATCGTGGGTTACCCGTATACTCAATAACATGAACGGACGAGGCGACCACGACCAACTGCTGAGAGACTAAAAAGAAAATTATATGAAGGATCACGTAGAAGGAGCTAAACTTGCTGATGGGTTAACAAAACTATGTTCAGCATCTATTGATTTTATGAAGTCTATGGAGGAGTATAATCCTTCGTTGATGAATATGATTAGACAGTACTTAAAAGATAACAACGTAACTGTTGACAACCGTAGCGGTACTGCTTTGGATCAACTAGGTACTGACTTCAATACGTTACCTTTTAACGAAGAACAAGAAACACCTATAGAGAAACAGCTTTAATAACTTGCTCTTCCCTACACACCCTTAGAGTCGTCACTGCATTAGTCGGGGACGGCTCTTTTATTTTACAACATGAAGAAACACCAAGAGATACCTGAGAGTCTTAAAGACTTCCGTAACTTCCTGTACATCGTATGGAAACATCTTAACCTTCCTGATCCTACTGAATTACAGTACGACATAGCTGACTATATGCAGC